CAACCTACGTATAGGCGATTGTCTGTACTTGTTACCCAGTCACAAAACTTTTCCCAATTGGTTGTAGTGTCTCTAGATGTTACTGAGATTGCAGCCATGTGATTAATTAGTTTAAATGAATGTTGTCGCATTCCTCTTCTACTTTGGAGAGGAAATAATTAATGAGGTCCATCTTTTGTTTCAAAGGTAGTTCCTCATCAAGTATCACTTTGTATCTTGCTTCGAGAAAATCAAAGCAACTCATTTTCCATTTAGAAAATGCCGGGTATGATTTGACCTGTGGTGACATAAGCACCAATAGCAGCAACGAAACCAAGCATTGCTGCCCAGCCGTTAAAGCGTTCCGCTTCATGTGTCATAATTGGATTTGTATTGTGGTGTGTTGTAGGAATAATTCTTACTGGTGGTTCGTAAGGGTATTCATTATTGAGAAGATTATCTAAGTCTCTTGTTTTCATTGATTCAAAGAGTCAAGTAATTTCTGTTTCTTCTTTTTCTGCTTTTCAAGTGTGCTTTTAATATTTAACATATCTTGCCAAAGCGGTTTCTTTTTTTTAGAAGTTGACATTGGATCTATCTAGTTTGTCTATTACGTCCTGTCTATATGCAGGGTCTCTGTCATATCTTGGATCTCCAACAGCTGCAACTAATTCAGCTTGGCTTCGGAATACATCTCCACTTGCCTTAGCTGGTTTGCCTTGTAGGGTTTCACCTTCAAAACCATTAGCACTTTCGTACTGAGATTTTAAGCCAGCTACTGCAAGCTTAATCATCTCAACATTGCCTGTTTGTACTACATTATCGAAGGCATCAGTTTGTGTTCTACCTAAGTTCTGCCCAGCCCAAGATACAATCTGGTTATATTGCTGGACACCTCCTACTGAGTTTTGTACTTGGTTAACTTGAGCATCAGACATGTCCGCAGCTTGTTGTTGTTGAGCTGGTGCATTTTGTATTGACTGTACATAAGCATTAACTAAGTCCTTACTACTCATAGATGAGAACTTCTCAATAGTTTCTTCAGACAAAGTATTATCATTGCCGTAGTACTCAGCCGATGCTTCTGAAATCAAAGACATCTCTGGACTTGCTTCTTCTTTAGGTTCCTCGGTTACTTCTTGGGTTTCTTGTTCCCCTTCTTGTACCCCATCTTTGTCTCCTAATTTCTTTTGTAATTCTATATAAGCACTCTCAAGATCTTTTGCATCTTTGTACTTACCAGCAAGTAAGCCTTCGTGCTCTGCTTCCAGCTGTTCACCTACAGCCAGTGAGTCCTGCTCTTCTGGAGAGAGGACTTCTGTTTCTGGTTGAGCGTCTGTAACTGTAAATGTGTTTTCTTCTGCCATTTATTCTTCTGGTGGTGGTGCCTGTTGTTCTCCCGCTATTTGTTGTTGCATCTCAGCAGCAAGTTGCGGGTTCTTTTGTGGGTCCATCATTGGAGTCCCAGCTAGTTGTCCAGCCTGATCTGTAAGAGATTTTTGTACTTGAGCTTGTTGAGCTTGTTGCATCTCTTGAGCCATCTGCTCTGGTGTCTTGACTAAATTTAAAATGTCAATACCTTGTGCAGCTGCCAATCTCTTAATAGCTTCTAGTGGCTGTACATATTTCATCAAAGCTTCTGGTCCAAGGGTCTGTGCGATAGTCCCTATGAACTGGGTCAATGATTCTCTATCTTGTCCTCTACCTAAAGCATTAATACCAGCTACGATTGTAGGTCTGACTATATCTTTAGGTAACTTAGGTATTTGATTACTTCTCTGTAAAACTAATAAGGTTCTATTGAGATAAGGTATCAAGAACTCAACAGTTAACAACGAGAATATCCCACCGAGCTGTTGTTCTAGTTCCAACTGAGTAAGGCGTACCTCCTCTGCTGTTACCCTCTCTGCATTCCTTACATTCATAACAAGGAATGATTCTTTTAGTCTTCGTTCTATAGATTGAGACATTCTTTCCGCTGTTGCGAAATCAGCAGTCTTCCCCACCTGAACTACTTGTACATCCTCAGCTCGTCCTTGGACAATAGCTCCATTCCCTGCTTTTGCAATGGTCTGTGGTTTGGTTGTACTAGAAGGTGAGACAAGAAATATAACTTTGGCTGCTGCTGCACTTCCTTCAACGAGAGCTTGAGATAATCCTTCAAGAGTTTTTAAATCTCCAAGGAACTCTTCTACTCTTCCTCTTCCATAGTCTTCGCCATCAACAGTATTGAATCTTAAAACTAACCAAGGACTGGCATCTTTAGGTGCAGTGCTTTTGCTCTTAGCAAGAACTTTACCAAATACTTCTTGGTACCACTGCCATCTACCATCTACTAACTTGACATAAGTATAAACTTCAACGTCATCCTTATCGCTGTTCTGAGTTTCATCAACTACTGTGTTGGGAACCTCTTCAGGTATTTCAAATTCTAATACCTTTCGACTAATCAATTCTTTAGTGACTATCTCTAAAACGTTACCGTTACCATCTCGGTTAACGACATACCTTGAAAGGGGGAATGTTTTTAGACCATCTTTACCCATAAAAATTAAGGCATTGCCGCCAACAATTAAATGTTTAAGTGCTTGGTGAATAGTCACCCTGTCACTTGATGCAGCAATGTAGTCCATGATCATCTTCTCAATCTTTGAGAAAGACAAATCAAGTTCTCCTTTTATTTGTGGGTTATTAAATTCTTCGCCTAATTTATCTTCTCTTACTTGGAGTTTGAAGAAGCTAGTCTGTGGAGGTAGGACAGCCAGCATAAGCTTGGCTGCCAAAGTCACACAGCAGGAAGCTCCAACGCTCTGCCAAGGTACCCTTAAGGATTCGTGGTTTGGTTTTGACGATGTGTCGTCTTGAATTAGGTACGGCAACGTGAGTTCACTGCAATCAATAGCTTTATCTAAGAACTGTCTTCGATCATTGCTTAGTTGATTGTATCTTTCACGTGCTGTTGTCTTCAATTATTTAGTCCTCCACCTTGTCCCTGTTGAGCTGCCACGTTAGCTTCTGGCTTGAGTGGTATTAATAACTGACTAGAACCTTGGGCATTTTCTCCAAGTGCTCTATCAGATTGAGCTTGTTGAACCTGTGGGTTCACGTCCTGCTCGACTGGCTCCGGTGTAGGTAATGGAGCTGGAGGTGCAGGAGGTACTGGGGGTGGTGGTGGTAAGGGAGCTGGTGGTGGCGGTGCGGGGTTTCCCCCTCCAAATACGCACATTAGATTTCGTCCTCCATAATGGATCTTATATATTCAATGACGCTGGCTTGACCAGCGCGGTACATAATTGTATTTATGTCTTCCTTTGGGTGGATTGGTTTCCAACCAAAATTTTCCTCAAGTGTATCTATCAGCTTGTCCAACCTTTCGTTGTGAAGCTTAAGCGTATTGAGGGAGATTTCTGTTGTCATGTTCAAAGAAAGCTGGCATTCTTCCAGCTTTAGTGTCAGATAATTGGGGTGCTTTACCTTCGTACATAAGTCGATCACTTGCTTCGAGCCAAAAATTTTTGCTCAAATATTTATCGTCATTATGCATAGCTAGTGGTTGCATGATCCAATTGATCGTTGCTTTTCTTAGTTTGTCTAGTGAAGAGCTAGGAGTTAATCCCATCTCTGTACACACCAAACTATTAGTTGCCACATGGACTTGTTCGTCCCGGGAGATATCTGCTGATACGGTCATCAGTCCAGAGTCACCATTAAATCTAAAGAAAGGTAAGAGTACAAAAAATATTGCCCTCTCTATAACTAATGCTTTAGTAATTGTGTGATCTGGGTGAGCCATCCAAGCATCTCTTAGACGTAGTGCTTCTGCTTCAGCTTTGTCATCCACGCCATGAGCGTTGGTGATATATCCGAGAGCTAAGTCATGCTTTATCTCATCTTTTACGTTTGATTCCAGAAGTTTTCTAGATAACGCAGGAATTTCCGAGAGCGATTCCTGTATGAAATTGCCCACAGGTAGTTCCATGTGGCGAATTGCAAGAGAACGGTAGATGGTTTCTTCTGCTCCATCTTTAAAGGTTCCTTTTGTAGTTTGGAACGGTGTCCAAGTTCTTTTTCGTTTTAATAATGTTTCGTAGGGGTTCATTGTTGACAGTCACAACCAATTTCATCGGGTTTTGTACTCATTATGTCCGCTAAGTAATCGTCAATATCAGACTGATCTATTGCTGCATATGCATCAGACTTGTCCTGTGTATTTCCCATAACTTGCAATGCATAATAGAGAGAAGTTTGTGGACTCTCCAGCCACTCTTCTATAAATGCTTCATCGTAAGTCACCATGTCACTCCAAGAATTGAAGCTATAGCCATGAAGCAAACCAGTTCTATC